ACTTAATTGGATCTAGGTTAGTAATTTTAAATGCGTAAGATAATATACTGCCAGCAGCAGAACCTCTTCCCCACCCAACTCTAACATTATTATTTTTAGCCCAATTAACTAGATCTGAAACAACTAGAAAATATTCTGGAAATCCCATATCTTTTACTACACGTATTTCATGATTAGCTCTATCTATAATATCCTGCGGAAGTGCATCGCCATATCTTTCCTTTAAACCACTCCAAGCTAATCTTTCGAAGTAATCATTAGATGTTTCTTTTGTTGGAATTGGAAAATCTGGAAAATATATGTTTCCAAAATTTAAATTAATATCAACCATATCACATACGTCCATGGTATTCTTTAACCAATCAGGATTAAATTTTCTTTCCATCTCATCATATGACTGAAGATAGAATTCATCACCACTAAAAGAAAATCTATTTGGAGTATGAATATTACAGTTTGTAGCAACACATAGCATGATGTCATGGGCGCGAGCGTCATTTTGATGCACGTAGTGGCAGTCTCCACTTGGGACTACTTTGGCTCCAATAATGGAAGCTATTTCAACTAATTGGTTAAATACTTTGCGTTGCTCGGAAAGACCATGGTCTTGAACTTCTATAAAATAATTTTCTCTACCAACAATATCCTGCATTTTCTTAGCTGAGTTAAGGGCGTAGTCAAAATCATTTCTTAGTAAAGCCTGAGACACTTCACTATTTAGGCAGCCAGATAGCACAATGATTCCATCAGAGTGTTGAGATATAAGATCGTGATCGATTCTAGGCTTAACGTAATATCCTTCAAGAAATGATCTTGATGACATTTTAATAATATTTTTATAACCAACATTATTTTTAGCTAGAATTGTTATATGATATGGCCCTCTTTGTTCCCATTCATTTTTGGCCGGACCAGATCTTTCTTCCTCGTCTTTATCAAATCTGGTTTTTCTAGCTTGATAAAATTCAGAACCAAGAATTGGCTTTACACCCGTAGCTTGACCTGCATCATAGAAATCAAGCCACGAGTGTATATTGCCATGATCAGTTGTAGCTAGACCTTTCATTCCAAGAGATCTAGCTCTGTCTAAATACTCCTCAATTCTTCCATGTCCATCGAGCATAGAATAGACTGTATGGTTGTGGAGATTTGTCCAATTTTTCACTAAATTCCTCTACTTCTATCTGAGCCATCAAGAGCACTATCTCTTGTTTCTCTATATGTAATAATTACAACTCCGCCACAATACTTGCAAGGAACAGGCTTACCTTCCTGAGCAAAAGGACTTCTTTCCATGTATTGATCTGGCTGATCCGACTTACACTCAGAGCACACTCCAATAACATCATCTGGATTTTGTATATTAGACATTTTCACCTCCTTTATTTTTTAGTTTGTACGCAAATCTAACTGGAGATGGAGAAGACTTTTCTTCTGTTTCTATATATTTATCTCCAACTTTAATCCATTTCTTTTTTTGCTCCAAAGAACACTCACCACAACCAACGCCAACAGCATTTGCTCTCTCACACGTATATGGTCTACCGCCAATTCCGAGTTCTCTTCTTTTGACCCAGTCTCTTATGTGGCTATTAGATTTTTCCCAATTGTAATCGTCGCAATTACTAAGTATTTCATGAAGAAATTTTATTGAATCTTCACTGTAAGTAAGTATGGAACATAGGAATAATCTAGCTTCATGTTCAAGAAATTTTTTCTCTTTTGCTTGATCATATAATCTTTGTACGGCGGTGCAGCCTGTTAGTAGTTTTTCTTTTGTAAATTCTCTTTCTGATTCATCTAACTTTTTAAACGCAGATGAACCATATTTATTGAAGTAAGACATAAAATCTTTTGATTTTTCTTTTTCAATTTCTAAATCATATGTAAAATCTCTAAACCACTCATTAGCTTTAGAGTTAAATGATTGATCAATTACAATGTTGCTGAATCTATTTACGCAATATTGTTTAATAGTATCCATATTAGTATATAGTAAATCCACATTAATTTTATTCTTATAAAGTAATGTATCTTGATGCATTGTACCTTCAAGGCGCCACATTCTTCTTGGATCGTAAACACTAAAATCTAAAGATGTAAGATTTAATTTATCGTTTACTTTGTTTGCAATATGCCTAAAAATTTCTGGTAGTTTATTAGATGGATTAATCCCAAGAGCAACAGCTTCGCACTCGATGTGAAAACCTTTTTTGCCAGTAAAGTAAACAATAATAGATTCTTCAGGAATATACTGCAATAGGTATTCTTTTAATCTAATGGTTTCCTCTAATGATATATCACCATTGGTGTTATCTAGATCAAAATATAATGAACTTAATCTTGTTGATTTTTCAATATCTGGATAATTATATTTCCATATAGATGTATACAATCCAGTATTATCATTGTCTTCCCTAAAAAAAGGAATATCTTCATCGGTTATAAATGTAGTTTTATCTCCAGATTTAACTCTAATAACTCTATTAAGGGAGGGAACATATTTAGCTATTTCTACATATTTCCAAGAAGATAAAAACTTATTTGATCTTTCACAAATTTTCATATAATTTTGACCCTACAATCATCATGTTTTATATTTAGAATAGATATTTTTGGATAACAAAAATTATCTGAGTGAGTCCTATAATAGACTGACTCTTCTATTATATCTTCTAGATTGGAAAAAAGATATATTCTTTTAGATATTCTTTCTTCTATGTTATTGTCTTGTCCATTTATCATTTATAAGTCCGCTATCATCTATGTATGTATGTAACTTAGAGGCTATATTGTCCGCTACATGAACTATATAATCCATGTAAGTAATTGGATAAGTTTCTGGAATAGGAGACCACGGCCCAAGATGACATCTCACTAATCTCAAAATAGATTGTATTGTTTCTTCTTGCATAAACAAAGACGAAGAGTGCGCATCGTTTGCATATTTTTTATCGTGGCTTATTACATTGGATACAAATTTATTTACTGTGTACGGATGCATCGGGTCATACTGAAAGGTGTCATCAGAGTGATTCACCCCTTTAGTTATATCGTGTAAAAGACATGCTGCCAGTATGACGTCTCGCTCCTCTTGGGAGACACTATACGAATCACACATAGTATCAGCTATTCTTGTAACTCTTTTTGTATGCAGTACATTACCGCCGTGCCCGTGCTCATCCGGTGGGTGATATTTTCCAGAAAAACTTGATGGAACTATCCAAAAATCAGATGCCTGCAGTAATACGGATCTAACGAAAGACTTAATTACTTCATCTGAAATAAGATTTATTTCACCTAAAAGAGCGTCTAGGTAATCGTCTTCTTGTTGCGTGTATACACTTTTATCCTCTTCGAGGATATCATCTAATATACTTTTCTTATTCATTTCCATCCTGTCCATTTTGAGCATGGTTCGTCAAAGGGGCATTTCTTGCAATAGGAAATTAAACCTCTTCTTGGAACAAATAGTTCTTTAGAAGATATTGTATCACACCAGTACTCAAAAGCGTCAACGTCTTCTTGTGTTATTTCATATTCAATAAATTGATGGCTATTAGATACTAGATCGATATACCCAAATTTTGTTTTACTTAATCTGCCTGGGTGTTTATTTTTAAAACCAAGATACATTGAAGTAAAATCAACTTGATACATATGTCTATGATTTGTTTTATAATTAAATAAAAATTTAATAACAAAATTATTTTCTCCATTAGAATAAATTAAATCAAATTTATCTTCAATTTTTGAATTTGAACCCGAAAAAGCAAAGTAGTCGTCGCTAATTGATATTGGTATGAATTTGGTATCAGAGTATGTTTCGTAAAATTTTAAAAGCAGTGCTGCGGCTTTAGAGGTTAAATTAGCTACATTGCCATACATGCTTTCATGTTGTTCAGTTATTATATCGTAATGGTCTGTATTTTTTGGAAACCATAATTTTTCCCACCTATTTAATAACGATGCGTACGAGGGGGTAATGCCAGCTTGTTTTTTAAACCAAAAATAATACAGAATGTTTTTAATTGTTATTTCAAATTTATTAGTGTATATATCTCTAGAATAAATTTTTTCAGAAAGCTCTTGTTTATATCTGTAGTCATATAATCTTTCACATGTTTGGAAATCTTTTATTGCAGCTACCGTTAGTTTTAACATCAATCAAAACCCTCTCCATTTAATAATTGCTGAAGATCAGAATCTTTTTCATACATTGAATCATCAGCTATTTCATATTGTTCATATATTTTCTTTTCATCATTGTACCTAACCAAAGGAGGATCATACAAAAATGCTGAACCAGTAATTCTATTTTTAGGTATTTGAAGCTGCATAACATTTTCATCTTCAGTATCGTCATTTGTTGCAAGTCTTTTTTCTGTTATAAATATTGTGACTGCACACTTTTGCTGAATAGCTAGTGAACCACCAGTATCAGATTGTTGAACAACTTCACGCTTTTCCTTCATTCTATTTGAATTTTCTTGTGCTGTAATTATTAAAACACAATTCATATCTCTAGCTAGCTTTTCTAACCTAACCATCATTTCTTCAAATTCACCCCAGCGTGGCTTTCCTTTGCCGCTACCCCTAGTGAACATTGATTGAATAGTGTCTATAATAACTACATCTGGAAGTTTGTCATTATGGCCAATTAAATCTCTTAACCAAATTTCTAAGTCTTCAAAATACGGAGTTTCTGGATCGTGTCTAACCATGAGACGATCTCCCCACTGCTTTAATTTATTAGTAAATATTTTGATATATTCTTTTTTTTGATCCTGAGTCCATTTATCGACTTCTGCATATACGTTTTTACCTATTATTTGAGTCATCAATACTCTTTCCCAGTGACCCAATGCTTCTTCAAAGTTTACGTACAAGACTCTATAGCCAGTATCTAACCAATGATTAGCTAGACATTTAGCAAACGTACTTTTACCTTTACCTGAGGGTGCAATTATTGCATGTACAGCGCCTTTAAAGAATCCACCGTCATCAGTATAGCCCATTGCTCTATTGAGCGATTTAAATTGCGTTGGCATAAAGTCAGGTACATTTAAGAGACTATCGGCTCTCCCTATAATGTCATCTGCTGTTGTCAGTTTCTCGAACGGATTATATTTAATTGAACTTTCTAAATCTTTTATTGATAATGTTAAAAGACTTATACGATCTATATCTTCTGGAGATTTATTACCTTTTTTGTTAATTAGAATTTGTAATTCTTGTAGATAATTAATTTGCTTTCTTTTATTAGCTTTATGTTTAAGAAGTTCTACAATTGATTCTTTATCTGTTGAGTTAACACTTAATATATAATCCAACATAACAGATACTCCAGCGGCACCGCCTAGTGCATCATATATATCTGTTTCTTCTGATAACCATGATCTAAAGGCAATTGGATCTACCTTTTGTAGATTAGTAGATTTATAAAAAGCTAAAAAAGCTTGATACAATTCATATACACCTTTTTCTCCATGTATCAAGCCAACAATTTCTTGTGGGAGATTTTCACTAAAGTATTCAATTGCCCCATCCTGCTTTAGGCATAGTGAGAAGGCTTGATATTCAAGTGGTGTTTCCTGGAACTGCTCTACTTCATCTAGTGTCATCAATTTTTTTGCCTTTTATTTTTCTATAAAGATCTTTTTTATATTGAGAATTTTTCTTTTTCATTTCCTGATAATACTTTGAAGATGTAATGGATTTTTTAACGCTATTTTTTTCTAGCATTGGCGTAGATCTAATTGCTTCAAGCATTCTATTATACACGCTTGTTTCAGTTAATGAATCATTGTAGCGAAATACAATAAGTGCTATTCCATTTTCTTTACACCATTCAGCTTTTTTAATATCTCTTTTTTGAGCTTCTTCAAACTCGTAGCGAGAAGGAAAAAATCTAGAAGTATAATAAAAATGTTGACGACCGTGATATTCTGCAGCTATGGCATAGCTAGGGCAATACACATCTAATCTCATTTTGTCGCCAATATGAAATTCATTAATAATTTCTTCACTAGGAAGAAGTTTTTGCATTACAGCAGTAAGTGCAGTTTGCCCTCTAGACATTTTTTTTCTAGATTGTTTCAACCAAGACAGTCCAAGTTGATTTATTCTAGAATTAACATCTGAAATAGATACGCCTAGTTCATTCGCTATTTGACTGATAGACATTGATGTTTCTAGTAGAAGATCTACTAGAAACTCAATATCATCATCACTAATGTCCTTTTTACTTTTAGACATATTTAGTTTTGTTGCGCCATTGCCTTTGTTAAACTAACGACTTTACCTGTATCTATTATAGACATATCTAAATTCTCCCAAATTTTGGACGCCAAAGCCAGACCCAATACTCCACAATCAAACAGGCAGTAATCTACACCTTCATTAAATTCAGATATCTGAGCGTATACATTATCTAGTTTGTCATAGTAGTTATGAAATGGTACATTGATAACATGACAGTTGAATCCAAAAACTCTTTGAACTATTTTTTTATCATGAAAAGACACAACTAATTTTGGTGTATTTCTTATAAAGTAATTTATAAGAGTATCATAAATTTCTTTATTGTTCAGTAAATAATATTCAAATATATTAGAATAAACATATTCTGAATTTTTATTTAAGCCTATTTTAAAGTGTTTGCCAGATTCAATATATGGGATAAGGGAGTTTGAAATGGCTTTCATTACATTTTTATCAGTATTTTTTAATGAATTAAGAACACCTTTAGCAAAGTGTGGAGGAAAAGGATTTTCACTATTTTTATTTAAAGCAACAATTGATGACTTTGGAATATTAACATAGGCAAACTTTTCTCTTTTATTCATTGCTAAACTTAATTTAGTAGTTGATTCAGTTACATTTAGTATAGTCATTTTATTTCCAATCAGATTCCAAAATTACCCCAGTCAATTAAGACTGGATTTTCGTCGACAATAGAATTTATGTGCTCGATTTGATGAAACTCTCCACCATCTAACTCTGAATATCTAGCGTGCTTTATTTTTTTATCAAGATCATTAATATAGCCAAGATGTTGCATGATTAGACTGCTGTTTAACCAATAGTTTCTTTTGTTGATCCATTCCCTAACATAAGAAGGTTCTGAGCCACATGCTAATTTTCTATTTACAAACGCGCCGTTGTCAAGAAATCTAAAAATTCTACTACTATTATTTGGTGTCCAAAGTTTATCAACTCTATATTGAGTTTCATTCCACATGTGATAAAAGCGAACATTGACTACATCAAAAGGTGAAGTTGCTAGAACATCACGTATTGGTAAGTCATTAGTATGAAATAACTTTTCATCACAATCAATTGCAATAACCCAGTCACCTACGCTGGCATATTTTTCTAAATTACTCCAGGCAAATGCTCTTAGTTGACCTTCATTTTGAGTAAACAACTGCTCCGGTGTCTGAAAAACTTCTGCATATTTTGCAGCTATCTCTGGAGTATTATCGGTAGAACAGTCATCGGTAAAAATAATTTTATCTACTTGAGTAGATAATCTTTCTAAAACTTCTTCTAAAAATCTAGAAGATTCATTGCGCCCAATCATTTGTGCGAATATCATATAATTCCAATCTTTTTTAAAGGCAGAAAGGGGGATTACTCCCCCCTTCTGCCTAACCAACAAGTACTAGACTTTAATGAGTTGTTCAGCCTACGAGCTGCTCATGAGCCTCTGCAGCCGAGATTCGCTCAATCTCAACATCTTTAATGATCAACTCACCAAGAGTGCCAACTGGGCGACGATTGCTCATTGCAATCTTCTCCGCGTCTGTCTTATTATTTGCCTTAACAACTGCAGTTGTTGTTACGGTGAAATACTTAAACTTGTTATCTGACATTGTATTGCCTTTCGTTATATTGATGGATAATTAATTGCGATATATTCTATCGCATCTTGCATTGTTGGTGCAAGCTTTGTTGCCATATATTTTAGATAAACTCTGTTCTTATTAGAGTCACAGCAAAAAACAACTGCTGGCTGATCATTGAACTTTGCCCAAGCTAGTTCAAAATCAGTACCTATATATGCGCGATCTTGTAACATGTATTCTACCAGAATGATATCCGCTCTGCGTTGCATGAATAGATTTTTTTCAACTATTTCTTCAGGAGTTTCATAATCCCTACCAATAATAGTCATTGGATCTAATACATCATAACCTGCAAGATGCAGTGCCTTGGTAGCAGACTTACGCCAAAAGCGACCGTAGTCTTCAACACCCTCAATTGCTCCTGAAAGAAATACTTTAAGCGGCATATGCTACTCCTGGCCAGTAATATTCTAGGTCATTTGGTTCATCAAAATACTGTGAATAATATCCAAAGTCTTTACGAAGAAGATTTGATCTATGTGATCTATGGAATTCTTCATTACCAAACCAAGCTGGCATTAAGATAGTCTCTGGTTCTATTTCTTCGTATTGCATATTATTATTATATCCTCTACGAACCCATTCGCGGATAGTCGTATTTTGATACAATTTTAGGGCTGACTCATAACCAGTCCACATTAACGTGACTGGATGATTTCGCCAACCTTTCGTAGGCGTTCTTTCAAGTAGAATATTAAGAACTTGAAATGTTTCAACACGTTGCTTTCCCAATCTACGATAGTCCAATACTTCTACTGACTTTTGAAAATCAGCATATGGTAAAAATGTTTGCACTTTAATCCTTTTTAAATTCAGTGAATGTTTTGTCGCCTACGCCAAAGTATTCTCTAGCTAGTCCGGAAGCTATTATAGCATCATTGAGACACTCTCCGGCTTCATTCCATACTTTTGCTAGAACTCTTCCATACTTTTCGTTCTTGTCAATTATAGTTTCTATCTTAACCTTATGATTCGCAGCTGTCAACCATTGATCAGTAAATTCTTTTGCAGCTAAGCCCATTTTCTTTTCTTCAATATTGGAAGTACGACTCTCTGGAGTATTAACTCCATAAAGGCGAACTCTACCTTTCTTCAAAACATCAAAACCAAGATCAATAACAATATCGAAGGTATCACCATCAATTGTCTTCTTGACCTCTGCATTGTAGATCCAGGGGTTTAATTTAACTTTCATATCAATCTCTTTCTATTCCTATAGTGTCACATGCTTTTCTAAATATTTCTCTACTTATTGCAAACTTTTTATCAGCTTCCCCTCCAACTGGAGAAGATTTATGCCAGCTATGCCCTATTGATACAGTCCCATCGTAAACAACATTATAGCCTCTATGTCTAGCAAAATAAGAGCACCATGTTTCCTCGTAATAGTGAGGTGTAGGTAAGAAGGCTCCCGTAGAATCTGGAAACATTTCCTTATATTCTAAGTCATTTGATAATGAATTCCAAACATCTCTGCGCACAAAATAAGCTGAACCAGATACTGTAACGCAATCAACTCTATCTCTATATAGATGATCTTCAGGATCATGCTCTCTCCAGCCGCGGTGCTTTGGCTGAGTATTCGTTCCAATTATTCCAGCGTGTGTTATATAACCATTTTCATCTCTTTGCTTTGGGCCAAGGATGTGAACTTTTTTATCCTCTTGAAAGATTTTATCTATTTCATATATAGATCTGCTATCAGCCCATATGTCAGCATTAACAAGCGCAATAGTATCCGAGTCTCCAAGTGCGGCTAATTGATTACATGCTGCGGAGTATCCAATGTTATCATTTAATTTTAATTTATCTATATGATATCTAGATTGATTAAATCTCAACCAGTCCACACTATCATCTATTGATCCATTATCTGCTATATAAAGTCTCCATTTCTTAGGAGATGCGTGCAGGTCATTGTGTAGACAATCTAATAATCTATTAAGCAGTGGTCTTGTATTGTAGTTAATTACACATATATCAATCAAATTAAACACCCTCTTCTATTAGGATTTCAAAAGCTGCTTCTGGACTAATTCCAAAATCAACAAATGTTAAAAACTTATCTTCTACTAAATACATTATTTCATGATCATAAAATTCTTTAAGCCTATTTAAATATTGGGCTAATGATGGTCCAGTAATTTTTTCTTTAATAGATTTATTAGACATAAATTTAATAGATACAAAACCTATAACTAAAGAAGTAATAATTACTTTTTTAATAGTATTATTTATTGCCATTCGTCGTACTCTTCTTCTCCGCCATCATAATAAGTTTCCTGAACCTGTAATCTAATTGAGTCAGCTACGTCTTTATAGTATTGAATGTACTCTTCCTCAGCATCCATGGAAACAAAGTCATATGTTTCTGCTATATGTAGGGCAATATCGCTATCAAAAACAAGGCACACTTGGCCTGGAAGTAGTTTTGCTATATGCTTTTTCTTAATACCTTTACTCATTTTCCTTTTCCTTATTTATTTTATGCAAACAGATGTTATTGGTATCTGGCTCAAAAGTTATAAAAAATATATTCTTTTTAGAAATATCTATACCTTCTGGCGGTGGACTTTCATCTGCTATTTTCTTAGAAGAGCAACCATATACTTGGCTGTGATCTTCATAGACTACAATATAATTAAGCTTTGATGCTGGCATTTGTCACTTCTATCACTTGTTTTGAGTTTTCAACTAGAAAACTTTTTACTTTTTCCCAATCTAAATAATTATTATCTTTAATATAATAGATTTTTTCTACTGTTGAATTAGCTATTAGCTTAGCGCAAGAAAAGCACGGGGGGCCATTTATATATATTTTTTTTGGTCTAGCTGAATAATCCGAATGTAGGAATGCATTCGCTTCTGCGTGGATTGCTATACAATTGTCATACATAGATCCATTTGGTGAATTATCGGTAACTCTTGGACATCCTCCATCACTACAGTGTACCATATTTTTTGGTCCACCGTTATATCCTACTCCGACAATGTGACCGTATTCATCGACCAGTATTGCAGCGTATTTTCTTTTAGAGCAGGTTGAGAAAATTTCTGACATAGATATACACATTTGTATATACTGAATATCTTTTTTCTTTAGATCCATAATATTACTAATCCAGAACATAAACCAAAAATTACCGATAACAAAATAGCAGCGTATTTCTGTCTACCTTTTGATAGTGTTTGATTTAAAATTTGAATTGAAATGCACCAATTTAATAATAGTGAAAAAATAAATAACTTTAAAATTTCCATATTACTTCTTCAATAGTAAAGTTAGCGATACTGGAAATTTATCAATAGATAAATCCATTACTGCTTTGGCATATAGTTGTATTTCTTTTTGCGCGTCTTCTTCTAGTCTTTGTTGCAAGAACAGGGCTAATGATTGAAGACTGCAAGACCACCTATAGATTACATGCATGCCGTAAGCTGGCAAGAACAATCTAGCTTGCTCTGGTGCCACTCCAGTTTCCATGGCCATTGCATAAAGTGCCTCGCCCTGCTTAATATAATCTACAAGTTCTTGAGTTAGCAGTGAACCTGTCCATGGGTCTATTGGACCACCAGAGCCTTGCTTGCGATTATCTGGAGCAAGTCTCCAACTGTCTTTGTCTGGAATGTAAAATTCAGGATCCACAGTAATGTATCTACGACTAGATTCATTCCATGAGTCCATTGTATGATCTGATCCGACTACATACTTCCAATGCTGTCTAGCTACCATAAGTGGGGCTTTAAATTCAAATGTAAGAAAAGCGTGCCGAAAAGGTGACATATGATTTTCTCTAGCTAAAAATTCGATTAATCTAGCATCGGCAGTTGTCATTTCTGTAGATTCTTTAGCAAAAGAAGCTCTTGCTGCGTTTGCTACAGAAAGATCTGAACCCATATAATCAACTAATCTAACATAACCATTTTCTAAAACTTTTATTATATCTATCGATTCAGGTGTCTGTTCCATCTTCGTAGTCATTGTAGTTTCCTTCATCTCCATCTTCATCTTCTAGAAGAATTACATTTATATCTGCGTAATATTCTATCATACATTCATTAAAATCCTCAGAAATTTTATATAAAGAGCCTAGTAAATCAAAACATTCTTCGTTAAATGATTCTTCAACTTCTTTGCCGCGAACCATAGAAGAAAGTATTTCAGAAATGTATGATATTGCATCTCCGAGAGATTGTTGTAATAAAATTAATTCTTTAATTCCTAAATTAATTTCATTTTCAAAATCTTTTGATACCTCTTGTAAATCTTCAGATTTTATTATTTCATTAAATATTTTTTCAAAATCTTCGTTATCAAATTCATCTTTTTCCATTATGGTATCACTTAATTGGGCAAGCCCCGCCCTCACACTCTAAGCTATCTATTAAGTCGCTAGAGCCTGAGTCTGTAAAGGATACGTCATTTTTAATTTTTGAATAAAGTTTGATATACGTTTCTTCTGTAATTTCTTCATATGGAGCAAGATTAAAACCATGATCACTATGCAGCAGAAATGAAACTGATTTAACTTTATTCTTGTAGTTTTTCTTCATCCATTCCTGAATTTCAGGCAGTTCTTCTTTTCTATAATATACGGTCACGCTAACATTATTATCTGCCCATGTAGACTGGGCTTTTACAACCCATTCTAGCTGTTGTATAGCAGTTAGATTTGCAGCTAATGTTGCATGTTTTGGTGTCATGCAAGGGAATTCAACCACGCAAATTGTATGATTTTCTTTTCCATCTAGACCAACATCATATTGTACCTTGTAACCTTTTTCTCTACAGTAATTAACAAGTGGATCATTACTACCCATTCTAACTCTTCTAATATAAAATTTTGCATATGCTGGGTGAATACCAGGAGTAACACCAGCTAGTAAGCTTAGTGTTCCACTTGGTTTTACTGTAGTTAGTTTAATTGATTCATTAATTCCATTATTTTTTGACCAGGTCTTGTCAAACTCTTTTAAGTTTTTATAACAGTCGTCAACCCATGACAGTTGCTCCTCAGTAGCCTGTAACCATCCAGTAACACCTTGGCCTAATCTTCTGTTTCTTTCTATAACGTCTTGACTCTTTTTGTAGGGATATGCTAATTTTGTTATTGCTTTTTGCGTTTTATATAGAAGTGTACTTATGTCAAGTAGTTCTTCTTTAGAAGAAATATTTGGAAGAAATATTTCAGCTAGATTACATGGTTCTCCATCTTCTAAGCCAATCTCACCACATGGATTTGTTCCTATTACTCGTGAATCATTAATCTTTTCACCTAGTCGACCGTTCTTTCTTATTAGATTTCTATTGATAAGACCATATGGTTCTCCTGAACCATCGTAACCTTTCCAAAACTCGTCAATTATTTCCTCATAGGCGTCTGCGTATACTGAGTTGTTAGAGTTAGCTCTCCAAGCAGGAATGTCACCCTTGCCCCAATTTTTAGCTCGTAAGAACAAGAAGTCATCTGGGTCACCAATAGCTATTTGAGCAGAACGTCTAGCAGATCCAGCTACAACTATCTTTCCAATTATATTGGCTATGTCTAGGGCGTCGATTGACCTAATCTTTTTGCCAACCCTAGAATCTAGAATGTCGCATATGTTCTTAATACCTTCTATCAGTACTTCTGGACCGGAAGCTGTTCCTCCAAAAGTTTTCAATGGTGCACCAAAACCTCTAATTAAAATTGTACTATAAGAGAAAGATTCTCCCGTTTCAAAATAGCTATTTAAAA